CCCGTCATTGAAGGTCAGATCACTATTAGCCGTACCGTCGCCTGTGAAGGTGAAAGATTTATTATCACCTTCGATAACGATTATATCGGTCCCGGCGGTGTCTTCGACTATGAAATCATCACCTGCTGCTTGTCCAACCGCCATTGTGGTTGTCAATCCGCTAAACAGCAGCAAGTTGTCTGTGCCGTCATTTACGGATAAACTAGTGGTGCCTAGATACAGGTATGATCCAGTACCATCAGCGTCATAGACGGCTGTTCTGGTTGAAGCAATCCCGTCATCATTGCTTATGTGCAGGATCTGTTTAACAGCCGCGTTATTACCGAGTGCTGCTGAGATTTCGGTCATGATCTCGGTATTAGCTGTAGCGAATAACGTCGCCACAGCAAGGATCCCGACTATCAGACCACCAAACCAATCGAAGGTTCGTCTAATCATTTACTTATCCTCCTTCTTAGGAGCTTTCTCCGCCTCTACAATTGGAGAGCCATCCCGGTTGACTAATGTATGCCCCTTGTAATGCTCCTTTTGCTCTCTATAAGCGCTAGGCATTTTATGGATTAGGAATCCATTAGGGGATTTAAGGTGAATATAGTTAAGAGGGATTGCCTTCTGCTCCTCCTCTGTTAAGGGGCCTTCTCGGCTATCTTGCTTTCGACCCTTAGGAGGAACGACGGCCTTTTGTAACCCTAGACGCCGGGTCAATTCCTTGACTTCGGCTTGTAGGGCTGCGAACTCTTTATCTGTAGCCATTTTGTCCTCCGTTAAGGATTGTTGAAGTTAGCAATCTGGCCTGCCGCATCACCGACTGGCTGGGTTATGACTGCACCAAACAGCATCCAAACAACCAACTCATCAGCGATATGCTGGACATTACGCACGCCTTCTGCTGTTACGTCTTTCTGGATGCCAAATAGCACGGATTCGTTTGTGAATAACGAAGCCGTCTCGTCTCCTGCCCCTCCGTCATCATCCCAATCGGCAGACATGAAAGTAGGAGCTCCATAGGTGCGAGGCATTAATCCGGTGATGGTACCAGCTGGTGCTTGCCCGGTTTTTTCATACGTGGTGAAATCGCCTAACCCTAGCATATAGTAAAATGCCGCAGGAGAGCCAAACATATACAGGTCATGGGTTTCGATTTCCACTCCGATATCGGCCAGGTTTTGCAATCCTTCACGATACTTGGCAGCTGTAACCTGGTTATCAGTTCCCAAGGTTACGTCGTGAGCGGTTGCGCTCTGGATTATTAAAGCCACAAAGTTTTCAAACTTCTTGGCTAATGAATACCCCATCGGGCGGATGTAGGTAACGAAAAGATCGGCGTTGGATTGGATCTGTGCAATACTCTCGATCCGCTTGGCGGAATACCATTGCTGATTAATAGTCAGATCCGTCTTATCATCCACGTTCCCGGTGAAGGTTACTGCCGTATCCTCGCCTTTCTGCTGGGCTGTTTCCTCGGTCACCCTCGGGATATGGATAATGTCTCCCTTGGTTAGCCCGCCAGGCAGAAGTGCGCTGATATCGGTTAGGATATTCCTTAAGCGGAATTTCCTTTCAGCGTAGTCTAAGATACCCTCAGACCACATTTCCGGGATAAAATTCGCCGCTTCAGTTACGCCTATGCTAGTAGTTGTCATAGGTTATAACCTTTCCTTATGCTTGATGCTGCGCAATCCTTTGAGCGTGAGTTTCCCGTCTTTCGTCAGCAGTCATTTCACTGATCCTCTTCAACGGCTCACCTTTAGGTGCGCCGGTAGGATTCCCTTTAGGAAGCGCAACACCTTTGCTAATGCTTAAATCTGTGAGGTTTTTGGCAAACTCTTCCAGCTCCGTTAGCGAACCGATTGACTCGATTTGCTTATGGAACTGTTCAGGCAATTCCGATTTTAACGTCTCGCGACGGGCCTGGTTATGTTCGTCGTATAAATCTGCCTTAGGCTTAAGCACGGTAATCTCTAAATCTTTGGCCTCAATAACCTTTTCGTAATCACCGCGCTTCTTGTCCTCTTCCTCCACCCTTTTGCGCTCGGCTTCATTAAGCTTGTCGTTCTCAGCCTGAAGGTCTTTATTCTTCGCACTAAGTTCTTGAACACGCGGGTAGAGGGCGTTCTTTTGAGGGTCGGGATCGCTTTTTACGCCTTCGGGGGCGGGATCTGGTGCAGGCTTAGGATCCGCAGTGGGATCGCTGTCGGCAACAGGCTTAGGGTCGGGATCAGCCATTTTTACCTCTTCTGTGAGTTTTGCTGTTCATAATCAAATCTCGTGGAAGTCTCTCTGAAATAATTGCTAAGGCAGCGTCTTTTGTGAGGGCAACAATGTCTTCGCTGTCCCAAACCTCATGCTTTTCACCTCCGTCATCCACGTATTTCTCCTCAGTGCTTACACTGACAATAAAGCCGCCTTTTACGGGCCTGACGCTAATACTTTCTACTTCAATTGCCATTATCTCCTCCTTATCAAATCTTACGACAAAAAAGAAGGCTGAGTGGCGAGACTAAAAACCACCCGAGCCTCCTTTAATGTCAACGGGGAGCGACCCCTAGATATCAACCACTAAAATATAAAATGTAAATCTGTAGAAGCCTAATATTTTATTACTCCTCAATTATCACCTTATCTGGCGTATCTATTCCCGCTGGATCAAGACGACACAGGCAATTTTCACGGCATACTGAAAACCCGCTTCTAGGCGTTCCGATAGTCTCCCATACGTCCATTGTCTCAACCCGACCGGCACGTGGAGCGCAGTCTGGGCATGGCCCGCTTTTGCTTTGCGTTACTCCCCATTTCCAGCGGGAAGTATCAACTCCTTCGCTTTCAAGGAAGGTATTCTTGCCAATCTCAGCGGCTTCCGCTATCCCGGTATTTAACTGAGCAACTATCGCATTTCTGAATGGTTTGAAAAACCTCCCACCACCCGCTTCAATATCATCTAATAGTAACTGCCTGATAGCGTTATCTGTCATGCCAGCCCGTCTCAAGCCTCGCAATTCCTTTTCCATCTCCGCTGCAAAGATTGCTATTTCGTCATTAACGGCACCATTCAGATTAGTAACCAAACCACCTTCGCCATAAATCCGGTTTGCTATTTCAATTGTTAACTGTTTATCGTCTGGCACTGTTCGAGCCTCTTCTATGTTCCCAGTGGCCAACGCACCTGCATAATACCGGCCTTAAATCCGTCCTTCTTTTTCCTACATAACCCCTGCCATAGCACCATTTACAATTAGGATTAGGTAAATTCTCAATTCCAAATGTATGACCATCTATATGGAATAAGGTGAGTTCTACAGGACTCTCTATCTTTAAAGATCTGACCCTCATTTCATACCTCCAGTATCGGCTGAATTAACTATCCTTGTTTCGGCAGATTTGATTAATCGGTCAACTTTCCTCGGCATCCTCTTTGAAATACCGAACCATTTACGCTCGGGCTGTGGGTCTGCACCAGTATGGTGATAATATCCCCACGGCGATGATAAAGCTGTAGTTACTATGGCTAAGAGTTTATTTATTGTTGCCCTGGTTTTGACATATATCCCTCGCCGTGCGCCTTTTCTCCCTATCCCTACCATCTTATTAGAAGCTACTAGAGGTTTACTCGGCCATTGATACCTCTTCTTTTTCTTCGCTTTAACAGTAGGTATCTTCAACTTCGTAAATGCTTTCCCGTCAAGATCAACTTCTTTCTCTACCCCTTCCCGTATATCTACTACAGCAGCATCGGCAATATCGTTAAGCAGAATAGCAGTCTCCTTAGGGATAGCCCTTACCATCTTTCCAATATCGAAGTTCTTTCTAACCTTAATGTCTATCATGCTTTAATAACTTTCGACGGCATTGGTTCTGCTATTTCTTCAAATTCTCCGAGTTGGGCGGGAGTAATAGTCGTAGTCAATATCAACCCTCTAACGTCCCCGGCTTTTTGATTGCCAGGCAATTCAATCGGCTTATGAGACAGCAACACGTCTACAAGTACATAGATCCTGCCGCTTCCTTTGCACCTAAACTTTTTCCCTTTATACAAAGCCATAGATCGCTCTTTAACTTCAACAGGAGGCGGCTTCGGAGGTGGCTGCTGCCGATGTGGTGTGGTCATTTCAGAAACTCCTTTCCTAAGTTGATACCGATCTTAACACCTTCTTCCAATACTGCTTGATTCCGCTGGATAAAGGCTGCTGCTAAGCCTTTAAAGGCTGCTTCCGACGGTTGGGCTAGAACTAGATCGACTAAAGACTCGGCGTTGAGGTTTTTAAAGAAATCATCTGCCCGGACTTTATCACGGGCTTCGTCAATCTTCTTTACAGCAGATCTAACTCTGTCTGGCACTTTCTCTCCTTTCGAATATGTTAGAAGCCTCAGCAGCAGGTTCGCCTTTCCTAATCTTCATTTCACTATTCTCAGCCTGGTTCTGGCGGATGTGATCTATGATAGCCTGCCGTCTTTTCTCCTGGTCTTCGATTTCGCTAAAAGCATCAGGATTATCGCGGAGGTAAATATCGACCAGGCTCATAACCCCTTTCTCTAGCCTCCAGTCGTCGCGATCTCTTTGCTCTTGCGGATGTAGGGGGAATTCTACCTCCTGATAATTAATCCCTCGATCTTCCGGCAGATTACCTTTCAGTTCAGGAGTCTTTTCTGCTACAAGTCGCTCTTTCTCGTAAAGAGATTTGTCAAACGTCTGCTGCCCTGCAACGTCATCTTCACGGCGTTCTAATAGTTCAATATTCTTAACCTTCAAACTCTCACCTGATGGTACTCCGCCTTCCTCTCCCCATACCACGTGAAGACCGACATTCTGAAGAGTGTTTTCGATTTCCATCTTCAGATTAGAGATTGCTCCATCCATGTCGGCTTGAGGAGTCTTACAATTCAACTCTACGCCAAAGGGTAATTGTGGCGCTATATTAACGCCAAGTTTAATCGCCTTTTTTGGATCGTTTATTCCGGTTATATACCATTGGCCGAGTAAGTTCAATCTTAATCCAAGTCTCATTTCCATCAAGCCTACATTAATGTGATCATTCACGTCTGCCAGTGGTTCTCCATATCCTTTAGTCCAATATCCTTTTACTTGAGGGCGGACGTGGAACGATACCCAGGGCAAGGTACCGTAAGCGTTTTTACCTTCAGGATTACTCTCATCTTTCTGCCTGACACCTTTGGAGTTTACGATATAAGCCTCTTCCTTAGACCAATAACTCCATAAGACGTCAAGGTTCAGCATCATATTATCTGACGGGGTAGTGATCGGATAGATAACAGCCTCTGGGGTGTATTGGCTATCGGCAAAGAACGGGATATAAAGCCAGAGCCTTTCATAATCCATATAAAACTTGCCTTGATCATCCTGCAGCACTAGAGGGCGTACCATTAATGTACCAAGGAGGTTTCCTAGCCGTTCAGTCTCTTTCATAAACTTCCACCGCCGCCGTTCGTCATACCAGTCGGGTAATTCAGCTTTTTCGCCATAATCATACTCTGGCTGATCTTTGAATACCAGAGACAACCGACGGATAGCACGGTCAATGATATTCTGCTTTGGGAAAGGGGCAGTCTTCATTGCCGCAGCATCAAACATCTCTCCGGTCATTAGATGTCCGCTGATATCCTCTTGCGAATACATATCCACAAGCCTTTCACGGGCATCTAATGTCGTTTGAAGAGCTGCTAGCTCCCCTACAGTCTTCTTGTTCTTATCGACTACAGGGACAGAATAGATCCATCCTAACTTTTTAGCCATTCTAATATCCCCTCTCTCCATATGAAATTACTTGCTCAAGTACAGGGTACTTATATTCCATCTTATATCCAACAGCATCAGTCATGTGTTCGATGTTATCTGACTTATCAACCCCGTCGTCTTTCCTCTTAGTCTGTTCAAGCGATTCAATTAACATCCTACACCGTGGGTCAATCTCTATCCACGATTTGCCAATGCCGTTCTCGTCTGGGAGTGCCCAATCGCATAGTCTCTTATTGTAAGCCTTTAAGCGATCAGATACCATAGGGTTGGCCGGCTTAATATACGAAGTAACAATCCAGCCTGCTGGCCCTAGAATCCTCTTGATCTCATTGTAATCGGTAGTAAGCCCTTTGGCCGCTCTTTGCCTGTGAGCGCCAGTAGCATCGCCGTAGATGTCAACTTCTTTCTTTTTATGATCGGCGAACTTACGGCAAAACTCCTGAGCGGCATTAGCGGTTGAGGTTGTGTTCATAACTAGTTCGTCGAAAAACCTATCCATGCCATGATCTTCATAACTGAAAGCCCAGCACATAGGGTCAATATTGAAATCGCACATTATCGTAAATGGCCTGTTAGGATTATATGATACTGGGAGCTGGTGGATATCAGCGTTATAAGATTCGTAAGCTCTGTTAGATACCGATGCTGTATAGTCAATATCAACTTCAGCGGCTACGTCTTCCTTTGACCGCCTCTTCTTCTCAGCTTCGTACCAAGCAGCGTCCTTGAATGGATGTTTCTTCCAGCGAATAGTTATCACCCGTATATTTGCTACCTGGTGGCTTACCAATTTATACCAGTGATTCGCCTTGCCGTGTGCAGATGAGATGCCAATTTTACAATCAGTTACATCTGAGGTTGATTGCCACGCTGCCTCGTCAGTATACTGCCACTTAGCAAACTCATCAAACACTACCGCCTTATACCGACTCCCGCTTCCGAAGTTGAGATTGTTACTTTCGCCTTCGATGACACTCTTAGTTACCGGATTGATTATCTTCATATACCCAGCGTGCCTGGTATTGTCGTAGCCTATTGGCTTAAGATATGCCGGCTGCCAGTCGATTAGGTGGCGTACTTTAGGGAGCAACGGCGATAAAGGGCCTCCTAATTCGTCTACTAGATCCGCCTTACGAGAACCAACCAGGAAATCATTGCCAGAACCTCCGAACTGCCAGAAATGCGTAAGGATAGCTACTACCAGCCAAGTCAACCCCATGTCTCTTGCTTTCTCTAACAGCACATCTTCTCCTTGATCAATACATTTTTTAATTTCATCTGCAAGATCTTCCTGAAAAGGGAAAAGGATGAACGGTACACGAGCACTTTCACAGCCATAAATCTTCTGCCATTCCACCCTCGGCTCATGAACCCAGAGGAAAGTATTGATCCAATACTTAACCTCTTCTTTACAAGCATCTCGAAGAGCAGCCTGCATTGGAGGATCATTACGCGCCCTGCTAAAGACTTCAGCCCGGTACTCATAGTTCTCACTTCGATCTTTTACTATATCCACCAATCTTTCCACTCAATGACTTTCATTAAAAACCACGTCAAGCCTACTAGATAGATTACTAATATTAGAAAGAGACAGATTAATCCAAGTATACTTCTGGTTTTTCTATAGCCTTTCATTTCCTCTCCTTTTTTGAATGCCTGAAATACACTATTTCTATATAAGTTTTAAATAGTTTAATTTTGAAATACTAAGAAAAACAAATCCATTTTTAAAAAATATTAGAGTACACCGAAAAAACCCTGTTTTTTTGGGTGATTGTTTAATGTTATCTTAAACTATAACTATAACTATAACTGTGGAACGGTGGTTCGTTTTGGTTCAAGTGTGGTTCAACCACCCTTCAACCACCGTTGAACCACCCTTCAACCACCCTTCGTTTGTTATGGCTATGAAACACACGGCCCGACGTCTTTGTACTTAGCCATCACCAGCCTCTTTCTTTAAATAATACTGCCAGCGAGAGGCAATTGAGGTAGTATGGGGTATCCTTTGACGTATCTTTTGGATGCGCTCTCGCTGGCATAGTTATGTCTCACGTCTCTTTTTACCGTATATCAACTGTTTTGAATATAACTCCATCTGTTGTTTCGGCCAGATCTCAGTCCAATATTCAGTATACAGCTTGCCCCAAGCAACCCGCTCCTCGGCATCAAACTTGCGTTCGAGGGTCTTTAATCTGTGCGCCATAAACATGAAAAATAGAAACCCGAGCTCTATACAGATAATCATCAAAAACAAGCCAATCATCTTAACCTCCTTTTTGCTTCCTATTCAAACAAGTCTCAATGTAAGCCAAAGGATCCTTGCCGTCATAGTCCCCGGGATCGTGGATAACAGCCTCAAGTTCGACACGCTCCTTGAGATGACCCTTGACTTTCAGGGCTAATTCGGCAAACCGATGCCTGGTGGGATGGTCGGTATGCTGTTCTACTTCATGTATCCATTCACCATTTTCTCTACGGGAAGCAACGATTGCTTTTTCAGCACCAAGCCCATCTCTAACTACCTGAAGAATAGCGCCATCATCTATTCCGGCAACGTCCATCAGGAGGGCAATAGGCAATTTTAGTTTTATGATGTTTTCACAACCCATTGACCATGCGCTCTCAGGTTTGCAATTATAAGATTGCCTTGTTGCTTCGGCAGCATTTAAGGTTTCCATGTAGACACGGAGCCATTTTCGTTGTTTAGGGGTGAGTTTGATTCCTTTTAAGGCAACGGAAAATACGTCAGCAGGGATAAGGGCTAATTTCTTGTCATTGGTAGACTTAGCCTTGGCTGTTGCAGTGGGTGGGCTCATACCTTCAATTTATGATAAAATCTGGCCGATATAAAAAGAATTATTAGTTACTCTTTTTACGCCGTTCTGGTAGATTGCGGCGGTCGTCATCACGGTTTGCGTAATGACGGCCTGATTTAATTTTGCATCGGCGCTCCAGTAGATTTCTTCTATTCCCTAGTTGTCGTCTCTCTTCTCCGCTACGCCGACTTTCGACGTACTGTTTACAATCAAAACAGTAGAGATTCTTTCCTTCCCACCTTCGATCAAACAGGGCTGCATTCTCGTGCTGACAATCCCCGGTGCCCTTCGGCTCGTCCTGGCCTTCCCAAACCCAGAGGCGCTTGGCTCGTTTCAGGAATCCTTCCATACTCCAGATATTTCGAGCATGGAACAGCTCCTTAAATCCCTCCTCCAATATTTTCCTTATTTGCTCAATATCTAATAGCTCGTCCTTTTCCCGTTGCTTCTTTCGTTCAGCCTTTTCAATATTATATTGTTCTACCGTCCAATCAGTTTCCCTCCAATGAGTTATTTCTTCAAGATCAAATATGATAGCATCAATACGAGATATCCAATAATTGCCGCAGAAGTACCCTGGCTCTCGTGGAGCACGTCCTTGTCCTCGGTCTGGTCCTTTAAATTCAACAATGATATTGTGATCCTTTGGTAACCTCTCCTCAACGCTTATCCAGTGCATCTCACTCTCCTTTCAGCAGCCAGTCAAAGTGGCGGCGGACTTGAATTACCGGATCGCCAATAGGCATTTCAACAGCCTCACAGCACTCTTCCACGAAACGGCCAAGGCGGTCATCCTACTGGCCTTATTATAGGAGCGAATTCAATTTTTACTCCTGGTAAAATCTTATCATCTTTACCGAATAATTTATCTACATCTCTATATGGATCATAACTCCCACATTCGGGCGTCGCACAATTATCCCATCCGGGTCTTTCACCGACAGCGGGACAAACTGTGAACTTCTCTCCACACGTATCACAGACGTGAACTGAGACTTTCGTACCATACATATTATTATCATATCCTAGAAACATCTTAATTCCCTATTTCCATATTGCTACCGGCCAAGGCGGTCATTTCGGCCCTCCCAAAAACTCCGGCATCTTCCTGATCCGCCGATCGGATTTGCTCATATCAAGAAGGCTTTTATCTGCCTCGTTAATCTCCATTGTCTTTGCGAATCGGTTCATATTAATTATCCCGCCGATGACTAGGGCGAGAAACAGGATTGCGAACGCTACTACTATATACCATATCCAGTCCATTATTTGTTCTCCTTGTCTAACCCAAATATTTCTGGGTGGTCATAAATTTGAGATCCCGCAAACATACCGATTACTCCGTGTGGTAATTCAGAACCATCTTTCAAGGCAATATAGACATCTTCTATCATCTCTCCAGTTATATCAGGATAACCAAATTCAATCAAATTCTCCGCAATTGCCTTGAATCCAAGTCTCATTTCTTTAGTTACTGCCATAATAACCCTCAAATTCTAGAAAATGAATAGAATCATACCAGTCCATTATTTGTCCTCCTTTGGTCTCCAGTGAGTAACTTTGCGATTCCCTGTAAATCCTATATGTTTGTATTTATTTCCATTTTAAATCATATTTGAAAAAATTAATCCATCTTTTTACGTCTCTGGATTGGTTTTTCTTATGTCCATTCCACTGTTGCCAAACTGATTCCCACCTATCGTCATACCTGTCCAGTAATTCGTCAAGGTGCGCCCTGGCTTGTTTGTCATCAAATCCGGTATCCTGAATGAGGTGCTGGACAGCCCTGGATACCTGCCATATCGTCGGCTTCTTCGTTTTGTAAAACCGCTGGGCCACGTACTTACCACGTTGAGCATAGAGGCCAGCCGAATCCTCACCGAGACGCAGCAGATGCAAACCGCCAGAGCTTTCAATCGCATTGAGCGCCGCCAAGGTAAACCCTTTATCATATTCCTTATTTCGCTCATAGGAACCTCGTATTGATGCCTTCTGGCTGCTGTCCGCCTTGCTCCACCATTCCTGGGGAGATTGGCTGTGTAAACTTCCACAAAGGATTAGTATTAGGGAAATGACCTTCAAGATTCATTAATTCCATGCCCGGCGGTTCACAATGCGGTTTATTTGACTCTGGTCAACTCTAAACCAATTGGCTAAAATGCTTTGAGCAATTCTTCCAGATAGAACACGAATTAATTCAACGTCTTTGTAAGTCAACTTTGCATTGGGATGATTTTCACCCTTATTGCTATTGCTACTATTAGCCCAATCCCTCATATTATCTTGATGAGTCCCGGCGTATAGATGGGTAGGATTAACACACGAGCGATTATTACATTTATGTAAAACATGCAAATCACCAAGATTGATATTGTTAAATATTTGATAGGATGCTCTATGAGCATTAATACGTTGCCCTTTGTAATAGAATCGTCCATATCCTCTTCTATCTCGGTATCCCACCCAAACCCAACAGGTTTCTGCGAGGACAACATACTTAAAAAATCGCTTTTTTGCATCGAAACCGTTCCTCCTGCACTTCATACACGTTCTATATTTATAACCGATAGGTTCACCACAATAAGTACATGGGATTGGAGATGTTTTAAAACCGGGATTTATTGCACTCATGATCTTCTCACAAAAATACTCCCTCCCCGGCGATGGAATCTAGAGCCAACACTAAGGGAGGATAGCACCGGGTTGGGAGCAAGTGTGTAATTGGATTCATTGACCCTAAATTCCATGCCTAATGTTATTACCATGAGGGTGCATTGTCAAGGATTCTTCCCGCCTCCGCTTTTCTAATGCCTTTAAGCATTTTTTGCATTGGGGCTTATTGTTAGACTCAATAAACAGTCCATAAGCTTCCCAATTAAAATACTGCCCACATAAAGGCGAATAACCATCTTCTTCGCACCACTCCTCGGCACCGGTATCGACTGGAATAAAATAATGTGATCTTGAGGGTGGCTCCCAATCACCACCCCACCAAGAATAAGTCTCCAAATATCCCCAGCCTTCTTTAGGCATCTTCCCGCCTGTGTCTTTACTCATGGTTATCCTCCATTATGCAAAGGTTTCTAATATCCGGGCTATTTCAATGAAAGACTCCCCCGCAAGATCCAAAATATGCAAGTCAATATCTCTACTTTCATCGCCTTCTTTTTTGTTCCAAAAAACAAGATGCTCTGCTCCGTTTAATTTAAGGCCGGCCCATTTAAGAACTTCGCGAGGGATCCTTCTGCAGCAGCCTAAATACCGGTAATCTATTTTGCTGTCAGCAGGTAATTCCCATTCTCCCGCAGTTGCTTTAGCGTGAATATCGCAGAGTACACCAAAACAACTGAATCCGTCACCCAGATGTAATTGGCCATGTGCTCTAGCATACCCTCCATTCCTCAAGGCTTCAATCCATTGTGCTTTAATTTTTTCATTCATTATAGTCTCCTTTTATTTTAAAACGGTATGTCATCATCACCAAGAGGCGGCGGTTCTGCTCTTTCAGGTTCCGCTGGCAGATTTTCGCCTCCATAATATTCTTTCGCAAGATGCCTCAATTCATCGCCTAGCACGCTACTGCTAGGATATATAATATCATACCAATTATTATCCTTGCTTTGGGTACTAGGCATACCTACAAAGACACCTTTATCACCATTGATGAGTTTGAACCCTTTAGCCACAAACCCTTCATCGGTCATAATGTCAAAGAAAGCGATCACTTTACCCCAAGACCCTTTGTTCATCCTGACAATTTTCATCTAAGAACCACTCTTCTTTGATTCACTGTCAGCCTCCATTAGTTCGGGGTTCTCCCATACATTGCCGATGACTTCGCCCGTATCCGCTTCGACCTCAAGATATACCCAAGCCCCATGTTTGTTTTCCGCCATTTCTTTACGGAAATCTTTATGCTCAACGCAAAAACATCCTCCGATGAAATCAACTTCGCTACAGCTAGGGTTTTCCTCTCCTGAGTATGTCCCAAATTGTAATATATCCCCCTCGTAAATCTCGACTCCCGATTTATCAGATAATCCAGTAAACTGCATAATAATCGCCTCGTCATAAGGTATGCTTTTC